TCGTAGTTTTCTTTAAGTTCTTTTACAAGATTATACTTTTCAGTTTTTAATTTCTCTTCATTAAGACGAGAACGTAATTTTAGCACTTTATCGATAAAAGATTGCGCTCTTGTTTCAGACACGAACTTTTCACCATTCATGACTGCATCATATAATGTATATTCTTTGTATAGTTCGGTATCTTTACTGAAATACTTCTTGAGTAAATCAAGAGCTTTGGTTTCAGTAACTCCTTCTATGGTATCAACTGTAACTTGTCGTGTAAGTATCTCAAATAAGAAACCTGTATTCTTATATTTTGAATGGTTTACTTTTCGCATGCGTTGTAATTTTTATATATATATAAATATAAATATAAAACTTATTCCTTATCTTCCAACAAATTGTCTTCAGACAGGATAGTTTTCATTTCTTTGGATTTTGGAAGTCCTAACTTATCAAGTATTCCTTCGTTTCTAGTTCTTTCTACTCTCCCTAATGGGTCACGTCCCATAGAATGGTCATCTTTTTCATATCGTGATGTGTGTTTTGGTCTACCACCCTCTTTACCGTAGTTCTCAAAATCTTGTTTGGTATAATACTTTTTATCAGTATCTTGTGAATATTCATCAGATGGGTCTTCATCACTATCAATTAGTGGTGGTAATCCTGCTAGTTCAGGATTTTGTGATGCATCATCTTCACCACCTTGTGGTTGGTCTTCGGGGTCTTGACCTTCGCGTTCAATACTTTCATATCTGAATGTTCGTTTCACATCATCAATGAGTTTTTCTCGTTGTTCTTCGATATCATCTTCTGTCATATCTAAAATGTTATCGTAAATCCAATCTTGTGATAACATTTTTTGGTCTTTGATATCACGAATTAGATTAAGTTTAGATGAAAGTATTTCAATCTGTTCTCTTGTGTATATGGTAGATGGGTTGTTTAGTTTGATACTAAAGTTTACCAAATCTTCATCAGTATATCCTTGTGCAAATAAGTGAACAATTGCTATCTTTGTCAACTCACTTTCTACAATACGTTGGATACGTTCGATTGTCCGAGCAAATCGTATATCTTCTTGTGCTAGTGTTGCCTTACCATTCAGTCCTTCTTCATATCCAAGATATGCTTTCGGTATTTTAAGTGCCGCTAAAAGTTTGTTTTTAAGGTATTCAATATCTTCTGTTCCATCATATTGTAAACCACTCAACTCACTGATTTCAGTATTTGAGTTTTGACCACGTGTGGGTAGATAAAAATCTTCGGTCATATTCTGAATATTGTATTTCAGATTATAATCACCAGTTTGTCTATCAATATGTGGTTCCTTCTTCATCTTACTGATAACTTGTTCCATGTAGTTTTCTACTTCATTTGGTGGAATGTTACCAATATCAATCTTGAATACTCGTTTTGATGGAGCTCTCATAATACGATGGATTAACATCGCATCTTCCATAAGTTGTAGTTGTTTGTGGATTCGTCGTCCGTTCTCAACCATTGATTTACCATATGGAATAAAGTTGGAATCACTTAACAATCGGAAGTGAGCCATCTCATAGTTTTCATATGTTACATTCTTTTCAATCAAGTTCTCAAACTTCACATAGTATGGGTTTTCAGGATCACTATCTTCCACTCGTTCTATTTCATGAACTGATAATGGTTGTGCATTTACAATACCATACTTTTCGTTGATATCTAAATGTAAAAAGAAATCACCATATTTTGCAAGATTTCTTACCCATGGCCATAAGTTAAAGTCAAGGTTCAATACATCATAGTAAAGATTTTCTAAAATCTGTTTGATGTTGTCATCTGATGAATATATTTTAAGTAAATCACCATTTTCATTTCTTGTAGTTGATTCGTCTGCGTAAATATCAAGAGCAGATGCAATAATAGGGTCACTATCCATGATATCATAATCACGATAAAGTTGTTCTCTCATTGCAGAGTATCCCGTGATTTGGTCTCGTGAATTATACGTTAGTGAACTACGATGCAATCGATAAAACTTATCTTTTAGATAATCTTGATTGAATGCTTGAAGTTTTGAGGTATCTCTAACTTTTAGTCCTTTCCCACTTGGTGATTTACGAACAATCACATTTGTAGAAAACAATCTACGTAATGATGAGCCTAATGAATTATCTGCCATATTCTTTTATCTTTATCACAAGTGGCGTCGTTCCTTTAATTACTCTGTGAAAACGACCCTTCTTTATAAATATCGTTGTATCTTTATTTAGTTTCTGTGGTATTTCTTCATCAAATTGGAATGACCAATTACTTTCGTTTAACACTGTTACTTCTCTATCATGTTCATCTTCATGCCACTCAAGTTCATTTTCATCAATATCTGATTCAAACGTTCGTATAAATTCATCATCTGAAATATACTGATTTTTATACAACATTACCAAAATCTTCCTTTTGCCCCTTTCAATCCAAGTTGTTTAGCGTATCTTGGTAATGCACAACTCCAATATCCAGCTGTTGTCTTATCTTTTTTCTGGTCACAGTTATGTCGTGATGCAAATGCTTTACGTGCTTCGGGGTCTTTCAGTTTTACTGCTAATTTACCACCACCACCTTCAGCACCAAATGATACTTTTTTTACATTCTTTGTTTTTGGGTCACGAACATATACATAAAACTTTTTAGAACCACCTCGTTTGGGAGAATTCAAGTCAACATCTTTTCCTTTATATTCCGCCTCATCCATAGGCATTGGAAAATCTAACATGACTTTTTCTCCGTTATATTCACCAATTTTACCTATATCACTTTTCAAGAAAAACTCTTCGAGTTCATCAATAGGTTTTAGTTGTCCGTTTTCATACAATGTTCTTGCTTCGTTGTATACTCTAAAAAATTGAGTTGACCCAAACCTATAAATGTTATCATCAAGGGGTATATTGTTCGCAATGTGGTATTGTAATCCTTCTGATACAATTGCATTTTCAGTCAAAATCATGATATAATATCTTTGTTATCTATAAAGATAAATATAAGTTAATCAAATAACCAACGTAAGTCAATTTCTTCTCCGTTTACTGTTTTCTTATACGGGTCATCTCCTTGAAAATTACCTGTTGAAATAACAGTATCGGATCTTCTCATATGACTTAATGTCGCTTTTGTTAAATCAATACCTTCTTGTCGTAAACGTAATGCTGTATCTCTTACCCACAATGCAATTGCGTAACTCATCACCAAATCATCGTTATACCCTCTCATTGCTTCCGCACGTTGTCCTAACCATATAAAGGTAAACAACTCATCAATTAATCTACTATCGTAAATCTCAACGGATTTATCCCGTAAGTATTCATCAAGTTTGGATATCAACATCGGTCGTGTTTTAGATGATGTTGTAAATCCTGGTACGGTGGGGTTATCAGGTGATTGACGTTTGTTTATGTGTGTGTAGTGGACATCTACGATTTGTAAATCTCGTGATGAATAAAAGATGTTGGGGTAATCCATATCGATGATTTCTTGTAAAACTGCCCACCCAACATTTGCGTTCTCCACAACAACTAATGCGTTATTGTATTCTCGTCCAATCGTATTGAGTAATCTTCCGTATTCTTTTGTATCTATCTTTCCTTTATATGAACCTACTTGTTTCATACTTTCAACTTCCATGATATGAAACGCAGAATAATCAGCTCCATCTCCACGAGCAACGTCAGCAGTTATTACATAATCTTTACTGTAATCACAATATTCCCATATCCATAAATTACCATCCCTTCCTCGTTTTTCCACAGGTTCTTTTACAATAGTATCTTGATACCATTTTAGTATACTTGAGTCTATAACAGTATGACCTGAAGATATAAAATCACAATCACATTCTTGAGCTGCAAACTTTGGTCCTAAAACTTTATCTTGTTCGTCCCTCCAACTTTGGTCTCTATCGGGGTGTAATGACCAGTGTAAGTTGATAGGGTTGAAATAGTTTGTTCCTTCTTTTGCACCAACCCACATTTGATGAAACCAGTTACCCATACCATTTGGTGTAGATAATGCAATACATTTACCACCTGTTGCTAATGTTTGTTGAGCTGAACCCCATATTTCATCAATATATTCAATAAATGCTGCCTCATCCAATATAAGTAATGATAGAGATTCCGAACGACCTGCATCGGGTGATGATGATATTGCTTTGATTTCCGAACCATTCCCAAACTTTAACGATAGTTTGTTATCTTCTAATGTAGTATTTTGTAACCACTTCGGTAAGCTTTCATGAGCATATCTTACTTTTGTCACCAAGTTTTTTGCAACATCTTGTTTTGTAGCGATTACCAATACTCGTTTATCTTTCTGAAACAACATCAACCATAATGCATATCCTGCAACAAGAGTTGAGATACCCATTTGACGTGCTTTGAGAATAATGTTGTAATCGTTGTCCGTAAGTTCTTTGAATGCTAGTTCTTGGAATCTGTATAGATCGAACTTTACTCTACCTTTTGTAGGGTGAGAAATAAACATATACTTCCGAAAGAAGTAAATCGGATCAGTAGCACACTTTACATACTCTTTTTGTATGAGTTGTTTGTAATCTACATCAGACATCTTACTTACCGAGTTTGATGAAATACGATAGTTCTAAGTATGGGTTGTATTCTGTTAGTTGTCCGTAGGTGTCGTTGGTTACTCCACCTTCTAAAATCAATAATCGTTGTTTCTTTGTCTTGAAACCAAGTCCGAGTCCTGCTGAACCGAAAACATCTTCTTGGTTATATCCAAATGAACCACCTAAATAAAACTCATTCTTTGGAAGTTCTTTTACAATCGTGGTATTATAGATTGTTGGTATTTGGAATGTCCAATCTACTTTACGAGTTTGTATTCTGTTTTGTGAAACAATATCCGTCAATACTCCGTATCCCAAGGTTGATGGGGGAGTTCCACTTTCAGTTGTGACTCCATCGGGGAAATCATAGTCAAGTTTTAGTGTATCTACTACTGTATATGACGCAAAGTAATCTTCAAGTATTGCTGTTGTATCTACATCACTTGGGATTTGAACGGTTACTGTAT